GCATCGGAGGAATCAGTGTGAGAAGGAGCACCTTGACCCGCAAGAATGTCAGCAATTGCTTGATAAACATTACCTCCTTCTTCAATAATATCGTAACGAGAATATGCAGTGCCTGCACCATATGCAGCATATTTGCTACCTTCAGTTGCTGTTGCAATGGGGACGTTTGTTGCGGATGTTAAACGACCATATGAATCAACTGTAAATTTCGTAGCGTTTACAGTTTCTGTACCAAATGGTTCGCTATTTCCACCAAGACCAGATACTGAAGTGAGAGACTCAGTATTATAATCACCAGCAACAACTGCCGTAGTAATCATATCAATAGTGGGGTTACCTGTAAGACCACCACCATCAGTAATAGCAATTCTTGTTGGGGTGCCAGTAATCGTTCTGGTCGCCATAGCACCACCAGAAGTCCTAGAAATAAGACCAGTTGTGGTAAGATTTGAAATTGCTTGTAGATCTAAATCATATGGTTGTGCGGAAGATCCTTCCACATTTCCATTTAAATTATAGTCAGCAAGAGTCGTTGGGTTTGAAGCATTTACAATACGACCCTTTGCATCAACCTCTAATTTTGTATAAGTGCCTGTTGGTGTGTCTGTGCCATCATAGTGAGGTAGAGTTGCAACCAGATCAAGAGTAGCATTAATAGTTAGGTTTGAAGATCCATCAAAAACTCCAGATCCCTGAAGGTCTTCAGACAACTGAATCTGTCTCGCAGAAGCAAGACGAGATGCAGTTGAAGCATTACCAATAAGAGTTGCTGTAACCGTGCCAGCAGAAAAATTACCGTCCGCATCTCTCTGCACCAAAGTATTTGCAGTATTGGATGTGGATTCAATAGGTCTTTCATAACGAAGGGAGTTCCATGCGGTAACACCATCTCCGATCTTGATACGACCCGTATCAATTTCGATTCCCAATTCGCCTTGTGCCAGAGTTGGGTTAGCGTTTGCCCATTCCTGAGCACCACCTCTTCTTAATTGAATTCTATTTGCCATTTGTTACGACAACCCGATTAGTAAATGCTTCTGAGTTATTTATGTCAAATAAAAAAGGGGCATTTGCCCCCTTGATTATTATTCAACTTCAACTTCATCAACTTCTGGTGGATGAGATGCAGTTTCTTCTTGAGTATTATAGTATTCAAGAGTTTCAATGGCACCTTGCAACTTTAGTGCGGTAACTTCATTTTCTTTAATTTTTGCTGCAAGTCTCTGATTCTCTTCGATCGTCGCAGCATAACGCTGTTTAAACTGTGACAGCATTTCTTCTTGAGAAACTTTTTCAATTGTCATGATTTTTATTTTGATTTTGTACTAACGTCAGTAAAAGTGATTTGATATCACCCATTTCAGATTTTAGATCAGAAACCTCTTTTTGTAAAGCTTTCTTATCTGCTTCTTCTTTTTGTCTCTTATTATAAGAGGCCATATATTTATCGTATTCTGAGCGATTGCCATTTACGATAGTATTTGTGGAGGGGTCTCTATACCACCCCTCCTTTCCATCAACAGGAATTAAATTTTCATTATTCATTATGTTGCCAATGCGATTGCTCTAAGGTCTGCGATAAGGGGCACTTTTGCCTGACTGGAAGATCTCATAACGATCTTGATTTGGAATGCATTGAAATTCAATCCAGTTGCTTCATAATAATAGTCTTTCCATAGAATTTCTTCTGATGGAGAAGAATCATATTGTGCTGGCAAAGGCATTAAAGTCCACCCAATAGAATTTATATCATCATTGGTACCAATGCTAAATGCTCTGTAGTAGATTCTAACTTCTGCTTCTGGTGGGCGAGACATTTGGAAATCAACTCTTAAAGATCTTGATTCTCTAATAAGTCTTGCCAATCTTGTGATATAAACAGCATCGTTTTGATCTCCGCTAGGAAGGGTTGAAACATCCTGTGTGCGATCAATTGCATTTTGCTGACCATAAGGTGAAGGACCACCAGGCCATTCATTGATTCTGTTTGAAGTAGTGATCAGTGAGCATCTATCCAAATCAACTACTGGTGATAAGGTTGATTTTTCAGTTGATAAATCGACCTTTAGCGTAAATGATTTAGCTCCACTCAGTTTATTCTGCTCATTAACATATGAGCAGATCATTCTTGGATTACTAAAGATATTTCTATCGTTTAAAGTAACAGGAATATAAGATCCATCATTGATGAATGATGCTTGATCTCTAGGAGAAGATCCACCTTCGCCGCCGCCGTCACCAACGGAGGTAGCACTAGTCGTATTTGCTCTAGCAGTAATTGTTGTCTCTGGAAGATCCATCACTGAAATCGATGGAGTCAAAGTTTCAAATTGGACATTCTGTGATGCATAAACCATGTTACCACCAGTGCGAATACCAGTTGAGGCAACACTAGAAACGGCAAGCATATAAGTATCCATCCATGGACACTCAATACTTGTGTGTGTCTTATTGATATCAATGAGGGGAATGCCATCCAAAGTATAGCATTCAACAATATCTCCTACAGCGTGTGCTGAATCATCAGTTTCATTAGCTCCTCTACCAGAAGTTGCAACAGTGATTGTTTTGCCATCTAAAGAAATTGCATTGTATTGAATGATTTCAGCACCAATTTTCAAATATCCTGGATTTACATCACTAATTGCTTGACCATTTACAATTGCATGGAATTGTGACGCATCATCAACTGTAATTGATGTTGCTCCAGCAGAAAGCGCAGCAGTTAGAGAAGTTGGAGATATTTCCGAAACAACACCAGTGATTTCAACATTATTTGTGCGTTGATGCATACCATGATTTCTATGGTATACAAGCACTTCTTTTTCATCTGAAGCATACGATGGTGTTGTGGAGACATATGGACCGTAAGAATCTCCACTGTAGGAAATAACAGATGCAACTGCAGAAGCTCCACCTGCGGTCGTAATTGTCTCACTAGCAGTAAATGCTCCAGTAATATAATTCAACACAAGTGTATTTGTACCAGAATCCCAAGAAACAACCTCTCCAGTTTCTGCGGATGTACCACCAGTGACCAAATCACCAACATTAAATGTTGAAACGACACTTGCAGTTGTAATTGTTGCAAGTGACTTTGAAGACTTAATGTTATATGTGGTCGCTGTCCCAACCAACCAGTTACCACTAACGTCAGTAACCGTGAGCACATCAGGATCGGTGGTGCTATCAAATGCAGTAACTGTTGCCTCTGCGTTTGTAGTGACTTGCTTCAATCTTGCGCCAATTGTGTAACTATAGTTGCTTCCTGCTGGTAGGTAGAGATTTAGTTTTGGTTTAATTGTTTGAATTGGATTATTGGTTAATCTATGAATTCCACCATTACCTCTACCTTGAGGAGTATTGTTAAGGGTCACTGTGCCAGAGGTATTTGAGAACTCTGCGCGGTAAATTGTAAATTTCAAGTCTTCATATTGATCTGCAGTCCAAGTTGATGCGTTTTGCGACTTGAAGAGGACACCAGCATAAGGTTGCTCAGAAATCGTTCTTGTGCCAGTAACATCAACATCGCCCATTCTAGAGATCCAAACTTTATATTCGTTTGAATCGGACAATAGCACAAAGCAGTATTCTACCGATGCTTTAATATAAACAGGAGCTCTAAATGTAAATCTAGTTGGCACTGCAGCAGTCTCAGATACTTCAATTTGATCTGGGGTAATAGTAACGTCTGAGAATGGGAGAATAGTTTTCGATGGATAACCATTTTCCATAGCACGAATTTGCATAGAAATGGGGATGTTATCATCTTTAGTGTTGAAGAAGATGTCAACACCAGTTAAGAATACGCCACCAGTTTCATCTACAATGAAAGATTGTGCTAGAGGGTCATACCAACCAACTTGTCTTTCCTCAACTCTTGTTGTTTCTACAACTCTCTCTTCAGTCAGAGTATCTCTGATAACCTCAGCATTTCTAACTGCGAGAATATTTTCTCTGACAGTTTGTAGAGTGCCAGTAGCACTATACTGAGTATCTGCAGAAGAATCGAGCTCCCCAGGTACTCTGGAGTTTGTTTCTGAAGTAGTAAATCTAAAGGTTCTTGTGCCAGTTGCCCAACGGGGATTTGCATCATTTTTGGGAGATGGTACGAAGAATGTGCCTTGCAAATTACCAACGTTATCTGCTAGCAGTCTGCGATCTCTAACTACTGCACGGGCACCAGAAGTTTGACCAACTAAAACTTCATTGACTTGCATATTTCCAAAGTAATCTGGAGATACTGTCTCAGAAATTGCAGCAATATCGTGGTTTAAGTAAATGGTTTGAGATGAGTATGTCTCAGGAAGTGTCTCTGTGCCAGTACCATATGGATTTGTTTTATATCCATCGTTAGGAGCAACGACTTTTAGTTGACATCCAGAAGTTTGACCTACTACAGTTTCACCGACAACAAATGGAGTTTCGTTTGTTCTTGTATCAATTGAAGAATTTTTAATAACTTCAATAACTTTTGGTGTGATGTAAGTAGTAATGTCAACACCATCAAAGAAACCATAGAATCTTGTGCGTGGTTTCAATCTTGCAACATTAAATCCAATGTTACGAGAGCGAATCCAAGGAATTGCACTTCTAGAAAGAATAGTATCTCCCAAAGACTTACGCTCAATCTTTGGAATAACACGAGTTCTAACTGCCTGACGTGCTTGGTTGTTAACAACACGATAAGTCTCTCTTTCATGTAGATAGAATAGACCTTGACGACGCTGACCATGACCAGCACGACCTAACTGACGACCAACACCATATGTACCAGAAGAGGATGTTGTTGTCGTTGACGATGTTAGAGTTTCACCAGTCCAGTTAGTTTCCCAAGATCCCCACTGTAGAGGTGCAAATCCATCTTGATCAACTTGAAGATCTCTAGAAACTGCAGAGAAATCACCCTCAACATTTTCAACACGAGCAGGAAGACGCTCGATATCTACCCAGTCATCGGAAGCGGGACTTAAATCAATACGACCAATGAATGTAAAGACGTTGAATGGGTTAACGTTTTCTGTGCGTGATGCATATGGTTGAGTAACAATAGCAACATCAGTATATGGCAACATCACAACATTTCCAGCAGTCTTCACTACATTGGTTGATTCATTTTCATTGAATTGAAGACCAACATTAGTTGTGAAATGTTGTGGACGTAATTGACCCTCTCTAAAATCTAGAGAGCACTTATAGTCAACACTATTAACATTACCAATAGTATGATCAGTAAAATCATCTACAACATATCCATTTTTCAAACGATCAAATCCGTTTTCATCATAAGTCTTAGTGTTATCTGCTTGAGATTCAAGTAGTGACAATGAAGTGTAATATTCAACACTTGTCAATCTACTTTCAAGATCACCAATATCCTTCATCGTATAACGACGAATTACTTCTGGTTTAATTAAAACATCTCTCTCAGTATCAAAAACATAGGGTTTAAACTCAATCGTTGCTAAAAGCATTGAGTTTTGTACAGGTTGTGGTGGAATTAAATATTTTCCAGAAACACCTTTTGCAACTCTAAGTTTACCGTCATGCGAGAGATACAATTTATCAAGTCTTGGCAGATACCATGAGTAATCTGCTCTGAAAGAAGAATTGACTTGCATAACATCAAAGATCGTCGATGATCCAGTACCACCAGTAGTGCTAAAGACTCTTGAATTGAAGTCAAATGTTGTGCAGTTTACATAGTATGGTGCAGAAATTGTACCAGATCCACTGCGTAATTCTTTAACTGCGGGTCTAAAGTCAATTTGATCTCTGATGAATTTTAATGATCCGTCAAGTTTGTATTTTGGAATTTCCTTATATGAAATACCTGTATATGATTGTGACGAGAAATAGTCTCCAGATGCTTCATGAATTAAGTAATCCATGATAATTAGCAATTTTCTATTTGGAGATACTGTGGAAGGTTGTCTAATCAATCTAGAAACATCATAGAAGTTTGTTCTCTGACCAGACTCTAGATCAAATTCTTCTGTGATGACTTTACTACCAGCAAAAACTGCATCATCACCATCATCGACAATTCCTAGAAGTGGATCGTCACTAGAATCAAATCCTTCAATGGTTTCTCCAGTTACAAATGAGACGCCATTTAAATCAACATAATATAGTCTAAGATTTGAATTGGAGAAAGAAATAACTCTTCCTCTTGCACCAGAAGTCTTACCCTTAATTAAGGTGCCAGTTCCAAAGAATGCAGATTCAGTTAATGTTAGATATGGAGGAGATGCATCGTTGTTGTCATATGACTCATAAATTGCATGAATCTTATATACATCATTAACACCCAAGGAGATTTGAAGATCTTCAACTCTAGTGCCGAATAGTGAGCTATAAGTTAATCCAGTTTGTTGAGCATCAAGATTTTGATTTGTTTTAATAACTTTCAATGCACGCATCTTCGATGCGGTTTTTAACTTTTTGCTAACTGTATTCTTGGAAACCAATGCGGTTAAGGTAACAGTAGCAACACTACCAAGTCCAGAAATAGCAAATGATTGATTACCAGCACCAAAAGAAACTGTCAGATTTCCAGCATCTGCTTCAGCATCAACATCAATATTCATACCATTGGTATAAGTGGCATCACCACCATCATCGATGACAGTTAAAACATAATTATCAGAAGACAATGCTGCAAACGCTTCAGTTTCTGGAACAGTAAATGTAATTGATCCTGTGGTTACTGTTTTACTTGCAAAGTTTCTATAGACAAAGAATGATTCGTCTCCCAGTGATCTCATCGCATCTTCTGGTAAGTCAAATGACAACTCACCATTCTGATAATCTTTTTGGAAAATGAATGGGCGAAGTCTAACTAATTCAGAATATTCGCCATCTGTTACAGATCCAACAGAAAGTGCTGTGTCAATCTTTGCAGTTTGATCATCATAATTGAAAATTTCATCGCCACTTGCAACTGTAGACTTCTTATTTGTAGGAGAAGTTGCAATGGCAGATGGATCAACTCTGGTAATACGAACGGTATTATTTCCTTCAAAATTAGAAATAGTTGGTGTTACAACATCTCCAGGTCTCAAATCTTTTGCAAATCTTGTGCGGAAACCTGTAATTTCATCGTCAGTAGTTTGATCAATGTCAACGGTTGACAATTCAATGGGTCTTGCATCATTTAAAACAAAATTGCAACCAAATCTTACTTGATTGGATCCGTTAAGACCAAAACCAGATCTAATATCCGTTAGTTGATATGTGTGTGCTGCTTCCAGTGTGCCAACATCTCTTCCATCAACTTCTAAAATTTCACCATTAATGAATACCCCAGAAACCTGCTCAAGGAAAATATAGTGTGTATTATTGCCAGTGCTAGCAATGTATCCAGATGCACCAGATGTTCTGCCAAAAACTTTACTACCAGCGGTATAAGGAGTTACTGCATTAGCAATGTTTAAAACAGTCCACATTTGTGGATCAAAAATCCACATATCATAAACACCAGTTACTGCTCCATTCTCAGCAAATGGATTGGTAGCAGCATTTGATGTTGATGCTGCCTGCAATTGAATTAGTCTACATCTACCAATTTGATTCGCACCTGCTTTAGGTGTGCTAGTTGCATTAGCAGTCCAATCATCATACAGATTTAAAACTTGATATGCATCAACAACACCATCACCAGAAACTTCTGGCCATCCATAAACATCATAAATTTTGAGGAAATTACCAAGATTGAAATTTACGATTCCATTTTGTACTTCATCAAAATCTCTTGGTTTTTGGACATCGATATACTGAGGAGCAATAAATTCGGTACGATAACCTCTAATATATGCTTTACCTGGAGAAACTTCTACTGCACAAAGACTATCATCAGCAGTATTTCCATCAGATGAAGTTTGACCTTGGACATAAACACCGTTGTTAAATCCGTCATTCAAGTGCTCTCGGACTTTAACATCAAAGGTGTCAATTACATAATCTCCAGATTCTTCGTAAGTTCTACGAGCCATTGTCTTTTCAAGCTCGCTATATTCTGTACGATTTACAAAGGATTCAACCTTACTGGAATTTAGTCTGAGCAATTCAATAAAATCTTTATCCGCATCATCAGTCAGCAATCTCTTAGTGAAGAGTGTTTTGATTCTGAATCTGTGAGCGCCAGGAGCAGAATAGTTTGAAGTGCCAGCAGCATTATCATTTAGAGATTCATCATCCTCTGGAGTGATAATTGATTCTAATACCTCCAGTCCAACTCTATATGATGGATTGCTTCCATACTGATCAAGAAGCAGATAATCTGCAGGTACATTTACAAAATGCCCTCTAATGAAATAGACACCATCACTAATATATGCAGCAGAACCAACAGATGTAGCATTAACTGGCAGTAATTGTGCAAAGGGAGTGCCAATTTCAATTAGGGTGGTGCCAAATGTGATTTCTTTATTGCAAATTAACTGCTCATTCTTTTGGAAAATTTTTGTATTTGTCTCAGAAACAGTATCACCAGAGTCAATATATTTTACATATAGAGTAACATAACCCTTTTCTGATTCTGTCGCAGAAATACTATACAAGACCTTAGCTTTAATGCCTGTGGTCAATCCCTCAACAATAGATCCTGTTAACTGACTTCTATATGTTTCAACATCACTTCCTAGAAATGACTCCTGGAGTAAGATTGCTTGTACATTAAGGTCATATCCCACTTGTCCTGGGATAACCATCGCGCCATCTTTGAAGAAGTGAGTGCCAACATTTTCAATCTGATTCTGAAGAATCGATTGCATTGTTGTCAATTCACGAGCCTGAATTGGAAACCCTGGACGAAATAGTACTCGATAAAAATTCTTATCTTTATCGAAATCGTCGTAATAAGGAGTTACGTTGAGGTTAGTATTCTGGGGCATCTTTTAGAACTCGATTACGATTTTAATGTCTTCTACTTGGTCATTAGCGCGACTAATTGCGCGTCTGTTATCTATATAGATCACTTGTCCTGTGTTGGATTTAATTTCGGATTTTGCATATCCGTTATTAAATTTCATACCCAGATCATACTCTGTATTGTTAATAGTCCTTGAAGAAGAATTGGGGACTGCAGGGAAATTAACATCTGGTTGACCAGCAGCACCAGATGTTGCTCCACTAATAACGTTTGACCCATCAAATTCATTCAAAGTACCAGTAACTTCTGGAAAAATACCATCTACGCTGTTTTGATAGTATTTCAAAACTTTTGTTGTTGCATTCCATGAGATAACTCTACCACGAGCAGTTACGTTTGTTCCAGCAACAACTCTTGTCTGAGTAATAATTTCATCAGGAACGTAGTTACCTTGGAATGTTGGCGAGAAAATAGAAGCTTTAGTTGCAGAAACTGTTAGATCTGCAACTAATTCTTCCGTGCCAAATTTCTTAGGATTGGTGATAAGACCAATTCTTCTATAATCGTTATCTACAGGAAAATCACCTGCACCCTCATCGTATGAGAGTTTAGCATTAATCATTACGCGATATGCACCCATTTCGATGATTGGGTCGTATCCATGACCATTTGGGGGTGGAATGATAACGTCAACTTGTCCACCGCTTCCAGTGCCAATACCAGTGATAGCATCTACGCTAATTTTTCCAAAGGTATATCCTGTACCACCAGAAGTTACCGTAGCAGAAACAATTTTACCACCATCAACAACGACCGAAACCCGACCGCCAGTGCCGTCGCCATTGATTGCAACGTTATCATATGTGCCATTGTTATATCCAACTCCAGAAGCATTGATAACAACAGTATCAATTTCACCAGCAACAGCATTAGTCCTTACCGCATCATTGGTAAAGACAGGCATATAATCGTTGGAGAAGAATTTCAAAACCGAAGCAACAGGAATTGTATACAAATACTTCCAACGATATCCATCAGCAGTGGTAATGATTGAAGTTGATGTGCCAGTTGGCTCAACTGTAGATGGTTTTCCGTTTGGATCTGAAGGAGAAGTGCCGTTATAAATGCACTTATAAACTTGATACTGAGAATTCACAACATAAAAGTCGGAATCATACAGTTTCGTTGCTCCAGAAGAAGCGGTTTTACTTGGAGAATAATCGTGACGATACATGTCATAGGTATAACCAAGTCCACCAGTAGTTTGCTCTGGTGAAACCCAGTCAATCCTTCTGACGACTTGCACGGTATCTGCTGCCAAAACTCTCTTCAAAGAAATCATGTCATCATATGATGCAGAAAATTCTTGGAAAGAATCAACCGCTTGTGGGGGAGAGTTTTCGTCATCCCAAGTTTGGGGTCTTCCAATGAAGATATAGAGACGATCTCTATTTTGTCCTGCGTCTTCATCACTTTGAGTCGCAATAGGACCTTCTAGTGCTTTGATAAATTTCCTCGCAGAAAAAATTCTAAATTGATCAGTAAGTAACGCTGCCATTTGCTAGGGTGCTTCGGATATTGGTCCTCTTGTTTATTTATCAATGTTATTCAGATCTAATCTGAGTTTGATAGTCGATGCTCTTAATTCTGTAAGATGCCCCACCATTTCCGACTATATTTTCACCACCAAGAACTGCTTGTAAAACCGCACCAGATCCTGTGGTATCACTGGGATCATTAGTAACAGTAATTACTGGATGGAGATCATAGGAATTATCAACGGTTTGCTCATACCCATATCCACCATTAGTAATAGTTACAGAAGCAACTTGATCTCCTGCTGTTGTCATAACTGACGTAGCAGTTGCTTGCACATCTCCAATATTTTCAACAGAAATCACTGGTGCTGCAGAATAATCGGCACCAGCATCTTGCACAATAAAATCAACAATGGTGCTATTTTCTGAGAATTTATACAAATACCCATTAACACCAACATTGATGTTTCCTGTATTATATGGATTCATGTCTTTAACGGTTAGCACACCATTAACATTATCCCAGGAAACAACTGTTGCTGTGATTCCAGAAACAGATCCAGTTACAACTTCATTTACAGCATAATTTTGTCCATTTCCAAAATTAGGATCAATGTTAATTGAAATGATGGATTCCTGTGGACGACCCTCATTTAATGCACCCGCTTCAATTACGGTTGCATATTTGAATGGAAGAGATCCATCTTTAATACTATCACCGACTTGGAATAGTGTAGTATTTTGTCCACCTAGAGTTTCTTCAATACCATATAATGAATTGTATATTCCACCATCAAGATTAATTTGATTTTCAAAAGTTGTGCCTGTATTAATTAGATCTGGAATTCCATCACCAGCACCATCCAATTCATCATCATCCTCAAATGTTCTATCTTGTAGTGATGAAATTGGCACCGTTAAAGTTGTAATAGTTTCACCAACAGTAGTGACTAGTGTATGTGGTAATACTCCCGCTCCACTGCTTGATGCAACGCCAGCATCAAATTGTACAATCGCATCTTCTGTTGAGGGAATACCGCCATCAATAAACGCCAATTCATCAACTTCAAAAGTTACCAATAATTCTCTATTATCTGGATTCCAATCATATACCTTAGCAACTTTATTGGTTGAACTTTCAACTCTTCTAATTACCCTATCACCAACATTAAATTCGTAGGTTGACTGCCCTGCTTGATTATTTTGAGTTGTATCTAATACAATTCTCTGGTCATAATTGAAGTTTAATCCTCTGGTCAAACCAGTAAATCTTTCTCGTGATTTTGAAGAATAACTAATGATTTCATTATTTAAAATAATCTGTCCTGATCCAGGGAAAGCATCTGTAGAGTTAACATAAATTGTGGTATCGCTAGCAGAGATGCTCTTAAGTAATCCCGTTAGATAGAATGAAGAAGAATTTAACGACTGTCTCGCAGCAGTTTTTCTCTTTAAATTAACTAATTTTGTAAAAATGATATTAGGGTTGCTCGTATATCCTCTTCCAGGTTCAGTGACATCAATGCCGACTATCTCACCTTGCTGAATTCTAGCAACAGCCTTAGCACCAATACCGCCACCGCCAGTAATCAGAATATAAGGTGGTTCTTGATAAAATTCTCCAGAATCAACAACGGAAACGCTAGTTACCTTTCCAGTAGTATCAATTTCAGCTGCTCCTCTAGCGCCTGATCCTCCACCTCCTTCAAAAAGTAAAGTTGGTGGAGTGGCAAAATTTCTCCCCGATGTTAAAAGAGATAAACCAGTAATTGTTTGTACAACTGGAGTCACTGTAGCACCATTACCTTCACCACCAAGAATTTTTGCTATTGTTGGTCCAAAGTAACTATCGCCATTAGACCTCATTTTAATATAGGAAACTCCTCCATTTTCATCTAGGATTGCATCTGCTCTAGCTCCAGATGGGAATTCGATTGGTAGATCTGGCACTTCCTGCCCCTCAAAGATTGGGGATCCATAATATGTTGGTCCAATAATATATGGATATACAGGATCCTCACCCGAAGTCTCGGTCATAAAGTATGCATAAGTGCCATTTGGATATTCTGGTGCAACTCCAAATTTTCCATTATGAGCATCCAATGATCCCAATCCATCTTCAAAGATGTAGTCTTCAATAAGATCTCCAATAATGTATCCTTCATTAACCAATCTAAATCCAACTGCTGCATTACCATAAGAAAATAGATATGTCAATCTAGGAGCATTTACCCTTGGCGTAAATCTAATTTCCCTAGTTGTAGCATTTTCAAAACTACTAATGTAATTAGAGTAAGTTGTTAAACTACCGTCAATATAATACTCAACCCCAGATTCATAAAGGTATGTGATATCTCCAATTACAGGTGGAGATCCAATATGCCAACCATCAGAAACTTGACTAATTAGGATTATGAAGTTGTCATTAGAAACATCATCCTGATTAAAGACGTATGTTTTTCCTCTATCAAGATTCAAAAATGTTTTTGATTGACCATCGATCAAAAATTTATTATTTGATACGGTAACTGTATAAGTTACTGTTCCTGCTGTTGTTACCTTTGGTCTATTTCCATCGATTTCATCACCCACTTTATATCGATAGGATGATGTCATCCTAACTACATTTTTATTGGAGTCATATCCCCAAGGTCCATAAATGGGATATCCATCAAAAGAAACACCAATAACTTTAGAGTGTCCGTTAGCGTGCCTTGAATAATCAACAAAATTTCCACTAGTATAATAATCAGTAATATAATAATTATTTGGCAGAGGTTCTGTAGGAATTGCTGGATCCAACTCCATATATCCTTCGTCACCCAAATAACCAGACATATGGTTATGGTATTTGCAATAATAATAAATTCTATTAGTTTCATCCGCATTCATAATGAATAGCGGTTGGAATTCATTTTCATAGTCAGCGGCTGGGGCTAGTGAATCTCCAGTGCTGTTATAGTACAAAGTACCTGGATTCTGATTCAACACACCATCTTGTGTTGTGCTGAATTGCATTGGGTGACCCTGAGTATGAATTTCTGAGGGTTGATTGGATATATGCTGCTGATTCCAAATAATCAAATAATTTCTCTGCACCCTAATATTCTCTGGGGCAAGATAAAATGTGTTATTTGCAAAATTGCCAAACTCTGATGCAGCGTCTCTAAAATTAATATAAAATATTCCGTTTGGAAAACTTCTCGGATCCGAAGAAACTGCAAAAGTAAAACCATTAGATCCAATTATCAAGTCGCCATTATTAAATTGCCCTGTTACTGCTCTAACGTATATTCTTAATGGGGCATTATTATTAGGATCTCTTACTACCTTTGCAATTTCTGCTCTTGTATTACCACCAATAACTTCTAAAATTCTTCCTACTTCAATTTGACCAAGAGTTTCATCTGGATTTGCAATTTGAAGTAAGATATTGTCATATTCTACAATAATATCCCAAACAAAAGGTCTTAAAAACCCATTTTCAAATACACTGTTTCTTTCAGAAAACTTTCCAATTAACTTAGAGCTTTGAAGTTGATAGACATTATTTTCAACAACTCCATCAAAAATATCTTGATTATTAATATAATCATATCGCACTGCATCAATGTTAAACCCAACTGGCGCTCCACCAACACTAGATCCCCAATCTGGAGTGTGAATTAAAGATCCATTTGCCAGAATACCTAATGACTTATTTCTTTCAATTGGTCTTGGAACTGCAGTAGATGGCACATCTTTACCGCCTCGGTAAATTATAGTGTGATCAAAATTCCTATCTACTAATGGACCCCCACCAGGATTTCTCTCATTTGGAATATCCGCTGGTTTAGGGTGATTGTCACTGACAATATTAAGTCTGTCTGTTTCAGTTTCAAATGATGCTGTTGTTGAAGAATTTGGATTTGTTTGCCAAATACGATTAACATCAAACGATGTTACAACATCGGGAGTATCTTGTAATGGAACAATAGAAACTCTAAGTGGATCATATCCCCTCCCAGGTTCCAATACTCTAACGTGTACAATCCTTCCCGAATCGGCATCGATTATTGGATATAAAAGTGCCTCTTGTTCTGGTACTCCACAACCAGTTACCGTAAGTCTTGGTGGATCTGTAGGATCATATCCTTCTCCACCATCAATTACTTTAATTGCTCTTACGCCAAATACTTCATTGAAGATTGGTTCGATTACAGCGCCAGATCCAGGAATGTTTCTTGCCATTTATCAACTTACGACGTTAATTGTACCGTTCATTAATGCGTGGATTGTGCATTGATAATATAGTGTTGTTGGAGCATCCATTGGCACTGTCCAATAAAGGACGTTAGATCCACTTCCACTCTGACCTGAGGTATATGGTGTCCCTGTCAATCCTTGGGTAGATTGAATTCTAAATGGATGTGCTCCACCCTGCACAGAGTTATCAAAAGCGTATGTAAATCCTCTATGCACATAAATGGTTGGATCGTCTGTTGCTGCCGAAAATCCAGGACCAGCAAATGTATAGTGGTTGCTGCCATTGGCATTCAATTCCCACCAAGTAATTGGACTTCTGGTAACAACCCAGTCAGTGCCATTCCAAAACAACGAATCTCCTTGAGTAATACCACTAACATCAGTATCATCCAATGCAGCGAGGGTAGTGGTTAGTGTGCCCTCAAAATCAATCGTCAGAGTGTCTCCAGAAACGCTTGTAACGATGTTTGTACCACCAGCGAGGGTCAAAGTATCAGACTGACTATTTGCTGTTGTAGACCCCGTATCTCCAGCAACTGTAGCAAATACACTAATTGAAGATACACCAGCGTCATCATCAGCAGGCACCCACTTACTATCAGCAGTGCTCCACTTCAAAACTTGATTATTTGTAGGAGGAGTTGTAACTAAATCAACATCAGAAAGAGCACCAACACTCGAATATTCTGTAATTAATTTTGCTCTAGTTAATCCAACACCACCCGCAGTAATATTGATATTTACATATGGATTATCGTCACCATCAACGGTGAAGAAATAACCAGGATATGTTGCTGCTGCGGGGGCAGATCCTAATGTGGTATATGCATTTTTATATGAGAGTTTAGTTGGAAAATCAATGGTGCCAGTAGCACCATCAAAAGTATTAGTAACTCCACCAACTCCTAGTGTTAAATCTCCAGTGCCATTTGTGGCAATGTTAATATTTCCATTATTAGTGGAAATAATCGAATTTCCATTTACATCCAAAGCAGCCGTGAGATTAGTATAATCTGACGGAATAAAACTACTACCATTATATCTCAATACTTGTCCAGAGGCAGCATTAGTAAGGCTGATCTGCAAGTTAGATCCATTACCAATTGCACTATAGATTTCATTAAAGTTGTCATTGATTTTATCGCCACCTACACGGAGGGTATCCCCCGTGTTGTCATTGGCGGCGGCTCCAAGACCTAATGTTTGCTTTGCCATTTCCTCTAAGACTTTCTAGTTATTTATAGGATCTCAGGATCGATAACTTCCTCTCCATAATCTGCAAGATTAGGTGCAACCCAATCATCATCAACGGTTGTTTCGACTGCAACAGATGGATTTTGATATCCAGATCCTGCTGTTGAAAGTGTAATTCCTCCAACACCAACCAGGGCGCGAATACTAGCATCAAAACCCGTAATAGAGTCAATTCTGACATTGGGTCTTGAGGTATATCCAGATCCAGGTGCTGTTACAACTACTTTATCAATAGTGCCCGATGTAAGATTTGCTTGTCCTACAGCATCTTTACCAAAGACTGATCCAAGATAATCAAAGGTAATCAGTGAATTAGAAGACTCAATAACAGCAACTTCACGATCCGAAGTTTCACCCTGAATATCAATAAAGTCTCCTGGCTCAATTGGTGGGACAACTTCAGCAGCATCAACGTCTGCTTCAGATCCAACGTAGGAGAATGCAACAAAAGTCGATCCCACGCGAGGAATTTCGGAGAAGATAATTCTAGAACCAACAATCTCAAAACCAACGCCAGGTTCTTGAATGACACCATTGAGCGAAACAATGATGTTGTTTTCAGGTCTAATCGTGGTTGATTGGACACCTTCCGTCAACGTAAGTGAGTAGAAGACTCCATTGCGCTTAAGGTTAAATGACTGCCTCAATGAGTCGAAGTCGAAGGAAATATCATCCAACTGTCTCAGTTTACCAACATAGAATCCTGTGAATGAAGATCCTAATGTGGGTGGCTCGGTAAATTGAATTTCATCCGAGAATGCCGTATATGCATTTGACGCGCCAGGTGGTTGTAGGATTCCATTAACGAAAATGAGCATATGACCTTCAGAATCAGGGAAATACTGATCGCCATTATTTGTTGTGAGTTTAAAGTTAGTCTGGACACCATCAAATCCACGGAATGCCCTCTTAACTCTTGCCTTAAGATCAACCTTATCGACAACTGCCGCTCTATACCCATTGAGAGATTTAATAGAATCTTTCAAATCGAAAGTGCCTGCAATATCACTCAAATAGATACGTTGATTCAAACCAACATTTCTAATGTCTTGTACTAAAGCAGCACCAGCTCCTGCGAAGTAAACTTTAGTGATAACCGTCGCATATCCAATTGGGAAACTCTCAGCAATTCCATAATCACCAACCAAGTCGCCATTAGTAATATTACCTTCTACAATAGAAATGTATAGGTAGTTATTATTCAAGTCAATATCTGTGATTACGCCATAATTTGAGGTATCTTGAATTCCATTAAAGACTTTATAAAGTCTATTGCCAATAGTAAATTCATTTAAACCACCAACAACAGCAATACCAATTCTAATGTATCCTTCGGCAGAAATTCTCTGACCAACATTCAAATCAAGACCAGCATATTTCGATACTTCCAAATATTGTCTGGAACTCTCAGCATAAACAACGCTAGTTGTTTCAAAGAGACCAGTCAAACTCTCAGTATCAACAGTCAATCTACCACCAGTGTTATCAGTAACTGCAGCGGTTGTCTTAATAAATTCTACAACGTCTGCAGTTTCTGTTGAAGTATATCCCTTAAATTGAACACCTGCCTCAAAATCACCTAGTAAATCAATGACATGTATTCTATTTTCAATAGCACTAATTTGAGCGGTAGTGCTATTTTCGTTACCAACGATGGTATCCAAAACTGCCCATGGACCAGCAGTTACTTCAACATCGAGATATTTGAAGTTTTCATCTTCAAAGAATCCATAAACAATACCAGTTACACTAGGGGCACCTTGCTTAAAGACAGTTTCATTCATTGTGAATGGACCATCTGTAATATCACCATCAATTCTAAATCTCTTATAGACTTTAACAATCTGAGCTTCATTTGAGGTAATACTTTCAACTTCTGCTAGAGAATCACTAAACAAACCATACATATTATCTGCTGAATATATTCCACCACCAAGAGGGATTGGAATAACTCGTGTGCCATATGTGCTAGATGGTACAGAAATTCCACTAATAGAAGTGATGTCTGCATAATATGCGTCATTAGTTAACTGATTCTTCAGCAAACTAATGTTGCTTCTAAATGTTCTTGTAACTGCATCAGAGTTATAAGTTGCTGCTAAAGTTGAATTTGTATAAGCATAGAATCCAGCAGTTGAAGATGGCGAAGTCAGATTTTGTCTAAGAGCATCTTGTAAGAAGTCTTGGAGATTATCGAGAATATAATTTTTGATATTATATTCATTATTTGCATAATAAATTGTACCGTCTTGAGATTGGTAGGGATCAATTGCGCCACTAGTCAGTTTTGCACCCCAAACGCCAATAGCACTATAAGATTGATTCAAACCTGTATATGTTGTTGATCCAGAGCTATTTCTCGCATAGATTTCTGCTCTAAGAGTTGAGAATCCGAATGAGAATGTCAGTGTGATATAAGATCTATACCAATTACGTCCGACAGGGACAATACCAAAAGAGTCAACTGTCAGTCCACCTTGAGGAGTAAAGATTGATCCAACAGTAGCATTTAAAAGATCAATATCAAAGAATGCTTCCTTGAATGCTGAAGTGCCAGGATCTAAAGAAAGTTGCAATCTCGCTTTAGACAGACCCTCTCTCTTAAGGAATATTGAGAAAGTAAATGTTTGTGTTTCAGCAGTAGCACCTTCGTCAAATCTGTTTGTGGTGTCATCTAGAGTAATTGTCCCGTCATCAAATGTATCATAAGAAGAAAGACTGTAATCTCTGTAGATAAAGTGCTCACCATTGGTAAGATCTGGTCTAATTTCTTCTCCCAAAAGATCACCGTTTGGATCATAAGATGCATTAGCAGCAAGAGTTACTCCTGAAGAAGTCCAGTTTGCAGTTAGATCCTCTGGATTTGTAAAGAGATTTGTATTTGGTACTTGCCCTGCGATTGGAGAAGTTGTAACTCTAGCACTTGCTAGGGTTTGAATGTTTGCAACATCTTCATAGTAATCATAGGTAGCACCCAAACCACCATTAGCTCCATTACCGATGTAGTTAGCAGTAGCATTAGGACCAACAATGTTAGCATTTGCTGTTGTCCAAGTACCAGTGATATTTCCAATGATCAAAACTCTATCATCAGTAATATTCTCCAGGACTTCTCCTGTTGCAACGACAGATCCATTTACATCACACTCTACAGTTTCTCCGACAGCAAATGTGGTGCCAGATGAAATAGAGTAATCAATATTTCTAGCGACAGTTAAGACATTATCGCTACTAGTATCGGTAAGTGCAAGATCGTGAATAAGATCATCTAATACTGTATCAACATAATCAGAATAAACCCAAGTGCCAGCACCCCACTGATTATTGACTAGATTGGTCAATTCTTCCTTATAGTAATTTCTATTGAAGAGGACCATTCTGCCACCATTTCTTCCAGTAACATCAGAAGGTGTTAAAGTATCAATTAAAGAATCTAAAAGAGTCTCATATGCCGTAATGACATTGGCACAATCTGCAGCAGTATATTGTCCATCACCATTTGAATCGGTAATAGTTTCATCTTTGTATGCATCTTGACTTGTATAAATTGCTGCATATTGATCACCAGTTACTGGTTCTGCCTGATTATAAAGTAAATTGTTAATCGCCTTACTTCCAAGCATTTTGACTTGCTCAAAAGCATAAATGGTTGCCAGTAATTGATCTTCAACAAAAGTAATTCCAAGATTAGAAGTTACATAATAATTAATTGCTCTTACAGTATTGCTATTACCACCTGTTAGTAAATCACTGATTACACTATCAAGAATTAACTTGATATCAGTTTGACATCTCGTTCTTCCATTCACACCATCTGGATATGTAAATGCAGAATATGCGGTTTCATTTCCAACGGCACCAAGTAAGTAAGTGAAATCTGCATCTAAGATTCCAGTAGACTCTTCGGCAATGTAATCTTTATTGAAATACAGAAGATCACCTGCATCTCTAAATCTGTGTCCAGTTGGAGCAAGAGTATCGTTTGCAAGATCAATTAAAGTATCAATTGCTGTTTGGACATTTGCACATCCACCTGGATCGTCTGTAATTCCCCAGTCGCCAACAATTACTGATGTTGTATTATCTTCTGTCAAGTCACCAGTAATTGCCTGTTTCATGTAATACCCAAGTCTAGTATGGGCATATACAGATTGAAGCAATTGCAATCTAATATGGACGATTTCATCATTTGCACCTAGATATGATCTAATTGCAGTAATTGTGTTGAAGTTTCCACCAACCTCAATATCATCAGCAAGATTGTCTAAAATGAGTCCAAGATCAGTTTTACATCTTAAAGTGCCAGATCCCGTGCCATCCTCATTTCTTGGCATATCCAATGCCAAATCAGGATAACGAGCAATCAAATCATATGCTGCTTTATCTACAATTGCACCTCTATTGAGGCGAATTAGATTTGCTGCATCATAGAATCTATTTCTAGAGTCAAGATCAATCTGATTGGAGAATACGACTTCATTAGGAGTATCAACATTAGAAATATCAAATGGAATCTCATAGAATGCATCGAATGTAGCAGCAAGATATTCGTAAGCTGGTTCCAGTTTAGTAACAGTTGCTAGATGATCAACTGGTGTTGGTTGATTTGCCTGATCTAATGTATCAGTAAGAATCGTAACAAGGTTATCAATGGTTGTTTTGACATCAGCGCAGTCATTTGCAGTGTATGCTGGGTCTGAATCATCATTAGAATCTGTTAGCGTATTATTAAGAGTTTGAGTCAGTCCATGATTTCCAGTGACAGTAACTGTTTGATTATTAATCACCAATTGAGCAAATTCAGATAGTTTTTCATATGCCCAAATAGATTCATCAATTTCAGTTTCAATGTGATTGATTTCGATTGGATTTGCAATACGATTTACATATACCGCAGCAGCATCCCACATATAACTATTGCTACCATTTCTCAAATCCTTAACTAACTCATCAATCACATCTTCAATATCATCAATACAATTTTGAGATCCAGTAGGAACTGTAAACGGTGCATATGGAGAAGAATTTTCTAGTTGATAAACAATTTCTGCCGCCAAGAATGCTTTATTTGCTAAAATTAAATTTGCAGCATCAAGATATCTCTGCGTTTTGAAACTATGATAAGAAGCAGATCCATTGGTAGATCTCTTCGTGGCTAGAATCGCATCATTGTTGAAATAGTGTCCTGCAGTCCAGTTAGCAGCACCAGACCAATCATCAGTATATGTTTGTCCATCTTCACCATCGAAGTGGAGAAGAAGTTTCGTATTAGCGTCCCCTTGGAAGATACCGTTTCTTGGTGAAAATGCTGTGGTATATCTGTTGGTTGTAGAAACTCTAAATTCGTCGATGTGTCCAACAAATCCATTTCCACCGTTAAAAGCAGCGCCAATCTTAATTGGTTTTGTAATATATGTGCTGCTATCAGTACCAGTTGCAGTTTCTGTACCATTAACATATAGTTTAACGGTAGTTGAAGATCTAACAACAGCAATATGATACCAAGTGTCAGCAACAAATGTGGTAGTTGTATCAATTGCCAGATCCGATCCATTTACGTTATAACGTAATTGATTGCTTTCAAGATATAATCTACCAGCAACTTCGGTTGCAGATTCTCTAGTATCAAAAATATGAGCAGTGCCAGTTAAAGCTGCCGTAGATGGACGAATGTAAATATCATAGGTATATGCATTTGTACCATATGCAAACTCGGCAGATGCTGGAATAGTAACACTATCGGCAGAAGCAGCAAGGTATAGTGAAGACTTACCGAATTTCTTCTGAGCAGTATCCAGCTCAGCAGAGTTGTCAAAAGTTGCAATGTGATAATCTTGACCTGTAGATTGAGTACGACCCATCTTACCGAGATAAATCGTGTTTCTGGGTTGATTATATCCAATAACTTCTGCTTTAGTATTTTCAGATCTTAATACCTGACCCTGAGAGAAGAATCCGCCACCTTCTTTACTCTTAAATGTAATTTTTCTAACAACAGCATTTTCACCTTCTACAAAGTTACCAGTCGAATTGCCATATTCAATCTTGAAGTTTCTAATAAATTCATCTTCTTGCAAATCTCCAGTTTCATTTTCTGTTTTAATGATATAATTATTGATAAACTCATTTGCAGGGAATCTAAGGTCAAATGAAGTAGTGTTGTCAGTATAGTCAACAATAGAAACTTGAGATTCTGAAATATTATCAATAACAACGTTAGGATATTGCGTTGATGTAATTCTGTTGAAGAGGAATCCAAAGAATGAAGATCCATCAGAAATATTAACTTGACCGATAAATTCTTCGGTTGCAGGATCCTGATATGCACTTGTGGAAGTTACTCTTGCAACAACGCCAGATCCAGAAGCAATAATAATATCATCCAATTGAATATCAAATAGTCCAGGTGTGGACTGATATGTACCAGTGGTCTTACTTAATACAAGTGTATCAGTAACTTCAATATCCGTACCGTAAATTGGTGTTGTTTGTAGTTGTGCTACTGCTGCAGTTCCAAGTTGAGCTCTAGTTACAGTAAGTGTGGTTGATTCTGCACCGTTAGTAACATTTGTTACGGTGAAAATTTCAGATCCAAACTGATAATTCTGATTAATCTCAAATACTCCATTGGCAACTGGTAGTTGATCTCCGTTTGCTGGAATTACTTCAAATTGTGTAGTGGAAACTCCAATTCCATATCTCAACTGAGCAATTGGGGTTTCCTGTCCTCTTGCAAGGTTAATTTGCTCAACTTTTGCAGTGTCATTATCAAAGTTTCTAATTGTCTCCCCAAAGATGAATAATCCGATATTTGTTTGATCTGTTATGGTTGCTAGATTTGCTGCAAATCCAGTAGCATTAACAAGCACCAATTCATTAATGATAAAAGTACCACTTTCAATATATCCAATAATGGTATTTCCAGTAACACCAGTTACTTTCAGTCTAGCATTAGATGCAGTACCTACTAAAACGTCAGCAACATTTGGGAAAATGCCGCTAATATTCGTAAAATTAAACTCTTTTGTTTGAATTTGCTCAACGGTAATTGTTGCATATTTAACACTTGCGGGAGGAGAAGGTGGCTCAGTAAAGACAATAGAATCTCCCTCAACTGTAAATGATACTCCTGGGTTTTGAGCAACGCCATTTAAGACAATCATCAACTGGTTGGCATTTGCAACAACATTATCACCATCAACTGTTAGTGGGAATGCAATTCTTTCTCCGTCAAATAAACCAGAAATATCATCAAGTCTTTGGACAACTGATGTTAAAATATTCTCAGAAGACGTTAATCTCCTTTGTCTAAACAAGACTTCAGTATTATTGAATTCTTGATAGATTGGCTCAACTAAAGCAAAGTTTTGAATATTTGGTACAATTGCCTCTCGTGCCAACTCAACCGACTTAGTTAGATCAAAGAATGTCTCTTTATTGGGAATATTTGCCTCATCTTGCAGTCCCAATTGACCAAAAACTTTGAAAGAAATTGGGTGGACATTCTTTAATACAACGTCTTTCCACTCATCAATAGATACTGTGGAGTTGATTGCATAAGAGAAATCTTGATAATAATAAGAGTCTTGAATTTTTTGAATAATTTCTGATGGTTTACCAACATCATCAACAAACTGTCCTGTCGTTTTAGTGATTGCACCAATTTCTAAGACTCCCTTAGCAATATTCAAGTCACTAATAATACCAGACGATTTTGAGACAACACCAGTGATTTTCTGCCCTTCGGAGAATGTTCCTTCATAATTAACGATTTTAACAATTCTTGGTCCAACTTGCCAACCACTATTAGTTGAAACGTAACCAGTTGCGGTTGCTGTTTCTAAAGATCCACCTTGGTATATAAATTCACCTTCTAGGAAGGTAGAAGTAATAACATTTGCAGTTGCTGCGCCACCAAAAGATGAAGTTAAAACTTGCTGTCTTCCATCACCAGCATTAACAAAAGTGATAGCATCTCCCAATTCAGCATTACCTGCAGTAATAGCAAGTTTCAATTGATCATCTTCAAGAGAATTCGCAGATCCCGCAATAGCATAATATGTTGTAGTGCCATTTAGTCTACCAAGAGCACCAGCAGATAGAGGAAATTCTGCTCCATCACCAGTATCAACTACATTTAGAGTTACTTCGGATCCATTTTGAATTCCATGTGGGAAAGCAAATTGGAGGAGACCCAGATCGAGGTTAATGACATAATTAAACGAAGACTTCAATTCAACTGTAGGAGTTGAAGAGTATCCAGCACCAGGATCTTTAACAACAATTTGATCTAGTCGCCCATTCTTAATGGAAGCTTCCGCAACTGCCCCAGATCCACCACCACCAGTAATTACAACAGCAGGTGCTTGAGAATATCCAGATCCAGGATCAGTTACAGTAATGCTTGAAAGAATACTTGTAGAAGTTAATTGAGCATTGATTGGGAAAGTAATTTCTGGTCTTAATGTATAGTCATGAGGATAATCATAACCAAAGTTATTATTCTTGAGTTTCTTAATCTTACCAACGTTGCTGCCCTTAGTGAAGATTGAAGCACCGCTGCCGAAAGGTGGAATAACAACTTCAAGATCTGCACCAGATCCAGATAAAGTAGGACCAAGGATACCATCAATAGATTCAACATCGATCGATGCTGTCGTATAACCTTTTCCAGGAGAAGTAACGACAACTTCAATAATTTGCCCAGGAATTACAGTACCTTCATCATCTGTTGTATTAGCAACAGTGATTGTTACTAAACCACCTTCCCCATCACCAGCAATAGGAATTCCAGTATACTCACCAACTGCATACTCAGTGCCAGGTTCGTTAATTTGGACTCTTTCAATCTTTCTATTTGAAATGATGTCCGACACGATTGGAAGTTTCGTATAGAAACCACCAGAGTTAATAATACGAATATCATTAATAGATCCAACCGCACTTTCAGATGCAGTTGAATATGATGCTTGACTTACAACAGCATTACCCTCTGGTTCAGATTGCAGAGCAAATCTCATAGTATCGTCACCAGTTGTAATTGTGCCACCGCTAGTTGTAAAGATCGTAAACTCTCCAAGATAAGGTGAATTAACAATATCAAGGAAACTTCCTGAAATGATTGGAGAATCTTCACCAACTCTAGATGGATCAAAATAATATGAAATGTTGGTAACAATATCTTTATCAACCTTTAAGATTACTGATGGTGTTGGTTGACCTTCTCCCGTTACTCCAGGTGTACCAATTCTTTGAATTGAGTTGAATGAATACTCAAGTTTGTAGAGACTATCCTTAGAGAAGGATAGATTGCCGCCTAACAATGTAGAGTGACTTAAATCAAAGACATACTGATGTCCATAATACATCTTAAGTGTTGGGGATTTGACAAAAATGCTAACATTAGAAGCATTGGTCGCTGGTTGAGTTACAGGTACTTGTGAAAGTTTATAGATAAACTCTTTGATGCTTATCACCCTATCAACTGGGAATGCTCCATCATATTCATCATATACAATTTGTCCAACCTGTTGGGATGGATTACCGTCAACAAAGAGCATTTCTCCTGCAGTGAGATAATGTGTCGAGTCTGTGATTACATAGACTTGATCACTATTTTCTACAGAAGAGACTTGCAGAATTTTTTGTAAGTTAGTAACAAGAGTGATTTTTGTTACTGCAGTTAGATTTGTAATTTGGATAGTGCTGTATCCAGCGTTGAATGTCATGTCACTTGCAGTGACTTCAACTACAGATCCAGGAATATATGGAGAAGATCCAGAAATCTCATCAATTCTAATTTGATATAAACCTGCTTCCCATGCTTTAAACTTACCATATTCATCTAAATTATTTGTACCACCAATATCTGAAGGTGCATCATAATCTGCAAGATCAATATCAAAGGTTCCTGGTGTTGTATTAACTACCTCAAAGAATTCGTATGCTTCAATTTCGTTAACATCATTTACTACAGGACCACGAATGCCGTAAGTGGATTGCTCATCAAATCTTTCTGTGCTCAATTCACCCAGATTAAGATCATTGGACCAGTCGTTGTTATTTACAGCAACATAGATTTTATTGGTTGTAGTATCAATATCAATAATATATCCACTGTTTACAAATGATCCAGAATCATTTAAAAGTAATTTTGCACCAACTGTAAATTTAAATGCCTGATTAGTTGTTAATATTCTGACATTATCAATCTTAATGGTATCAGTGACTTTAAAGTAATAGCGATTTTTAACTACTGCTTGTGCTTTTACTTTCTGCGATCCTGGTGAAGGAACCGTAGCATTCCTAGAAGACCAAATATCTTGAGACTGGGTGAGAGTTTCTTGATCAAGAATGTGTGTAGTGGTTGCTTCATTGAAGTCTAAAGTTTGTAGACCAGTTTCGCCAAGGGCATATCCAACATTAGTAACAGTTAAAGTATTTCCTGTAACTGGAGTGATTGTTTCCCTTGTGAGTGAAATTTGAGTATTAGTTTTAACTCCAAGTGCTCCGATTCTAACAGTATCAGAATCCTTATCAGTTTTTAAACCAAATCCAACATAATCAATATAATCATACTGAGTGATATTATTTGCAAACCATGTATCATCGGTCCAATCATATGTTAAACCAAATGCACCGCTAGTTGGTAATGCTACAACATCAGATGGTACTGTTGGAGTAATTGCTCTATTTCTGAGTCTCAAATTATCGATATAATACTGTCCTTGCTCATTTGATCTAAATTGTGCAGCTACACCACTTTTTCCAGAGATATTACCAATTAATAAATCCTTCTGTGCAAATAAAGTATTTGAAATTGTGCCTGTAAATACTTGGATTCCATTAATATAACCAGTAAATACATTACCTTCTTTCTTCAATCCAACAAATTGCCAGGTATTATCTGCATACATTGTAGTCAGAGATGACTGTAATGCAGAACTTGCAGAGTTGATTGCAGTTGTATTGTTTGTAACAACTAATTCAAGATATCCAGTAGCAATATCATAATACAACCAAAGACCACCAGTTAAGTCTGTTGCATCACCAATCGATAACAAAGTTTCTTGAGTTTGACTGTGAGTATTGCTATTTGCAGAATCTTTGTATAGCATAAACTCAAGAGTCCAATTGTCATCGAGTTTTGTGCCAAGATCTGATCCAGGAATCTTAACCGCTGCATTTTCCCAGTTTAGTGGTGTTGCAACATCATATCCGAATAATTTAGCAACACCATCTCCAAGTAGAGTCAATGCATCTGTAGAATCATTACCTATCAAAGTTGGAGTGTAGTGATTTGTTGTGTCTGTAGCGTCATCAGTTTGACCAAACTCAAATAGGAATTCATTTCTATTCCAAGAAGTTTGTCCAAATAGATAAACATCTCCAGAAACGTCAGTATCGATGGCATGTACAGAAATACCTTCAATGTTATTAACGGTATCGCTAGTAGAAACAAATTTATTAGCAGTATGTTTAGTTAACGTGCCATCATAATTAATTTTAACGGAAGAAGCGAATTTTTGCCCTGTTGTTACATTTGTTTCTGTATAAGCAACATTCAAGAATCCAAAGATGTCTATGACACTATTCTGTGCCATTTGAATGTCTCTAGATGGAGTGGAATATCTGTAATTCCAAATCAAATCACCATCATTTTTGAATTTACCAACCCAGAATCCATCTTTAGTTGCATCATCAGATTTTAGTCTAGTTGTTGCGGTAATATAGTATTCATCATATTCATCGTAGGCAATACTAGAATCAAAGAATGAATATAATGTGTTTGATACTTCTTTAATCCAGTCAACAGTGATCAAAGAAGTTGAAATTGATACTTTTCCGAAGGAAACATTAACATCATCCGATGACTGGGTGGCGGCGGTTTCCATAGTGAAATAAACTCCACTATCAGAAACTACAACATCAGTAATTTTTTCCGACTTGTTTGCTGAGGCCAGTTTTCTCTTGGTAACAAAAGATCCAGTAGTGTCAATAACAGCAAGGAATGCATCCAATGGATTACCAGAATTGGTATTTGTGTGTCCACCGATTAAAATTCTTGTATCGGAAATTTGTGTAATTGCAGTTACAACATCAGCCCTAGTAGATCCAGAAATGCCAGAATATCCCTTCTGATAATTTAACGTTGCGCTAAGTCCATCGTTTGATTGTGTATATTTTACAATCACAATGTCTGGATTATACGAATCTAAAAGTGCAGTGTTTGGTCGGTTTGTACCAACAACCCAAATATTGTTTCCGTTTACATGAATTTTGTTGAAAATTAAAGAAGTGGTAAATCCTGCTGGTTGAGAAGACTCTGCGGTCTTTTCCCATTCTTTAAGACCAGTTGAAGAGAATTTCGATACAAATCCAACCGTATTTCCGTTGGCATCTAAAGTTTCTCCACAAAGATATACCTCTTTGTCAGCATTAACATGAATATCATTGACTTTTAAGTAATTATTGTTTTCAATCAAAGAAACATAGTAGTTTGCTTTTTTGAAAATTTGAGGGTGGCTTAAAATAATTCTTGGATTCTCAGTATATCCAGATCCAGAATTTATAATATTAAATTTAGTAATAGCGCCAACATTATTGATTACTGCTTCAATTTGACCACCATCTCCATCGCCATCAACAATAACCTCTGGTGGAATATCTGCATTATAACCACTTCCATTTTGAGTTACAATAATTTCTTCAATACCTTTATATTGGCGAACAACATATTCTTTATTAGTGCTATCCATCACTGGTTCATAATCAACCGAAATAGCATCACCAGGCTTTAAGTTGTGTGGTACGTCTGTTGTAATAATTCCATAGTTAATTCCATCAATAGTTTCATATGTATAGGAAGCAATATCTTCACCAGTAATTTTAGCAACTCTAGCAGAAACTCCAGTACTATCATTACCAGTATTATCAAAGACAAGAATATCATTTACTTGATAATTTTGTCCTGGATTTTCTACGGTAAATCCAGTAACTGAAGCATCTTCAAATTTTTGAATTGTTTCAACTTCAATGTCAACTTTGGAGTCAAATCTAACTTTGGGGAAGTAATCGAAGACCTGTAATGGCGATTCCTCGAAGATCTGCTCAGGATCGTCAATTTCATCTTGACTAATGACGCCATCTCGATTTTCATCTTCAACTTCAAATAGTAAAATATCACCCGCTTCTGTTGTTAGAGCATTTGTTGATGCATTTGGTGTTCTTTCAACATCAATATCAACATTTTCATATGGATCTCTGTATCTAATAACACCAGTAGGAATATTTTGCTGTACTGCTGTGTTTTCTAAATTCCAAATATCAACAACTGAATTGTAACTTGGTCCCAAAACATATGGAAATACAGGATTACCATTTTCTGTAGAATCAATAGTGACAAAGTAGCAATATCTTCCAGCTGGAAAATCTGGTGTTTTGCAGAATCTTCCGTTGTATTGATCTAGATCACCACTACCAAAATTATATTGATAATCATCAACATAAAGACCTGCAGCATCAACATTTAGAGAAGGTCCATTTACTCTAGTTGGATATGGATTTGTAATTGCATCATATACCAAATTAGTTTTTAATGCATATGAAGAACGCATTCTTGTTATATTAGAAGATTGATCCGTAGGATCTTCATATGCATAAGGACCATAAATTGGGTTTCCATCATATGCCCAACCAAGAATAGGAGAGTGCTCTAGTTGATCCTCTTGCTCTAAAATTTCATTATTCGATGCAACAAATAAATTATCACCTAAAATGTATCTTAGTCTTTGTGGATTAGATAAGTGTGCATATTCACCACCATATTGTGTATTATATCCTTCAAATACAGATCCCTTTGCATCATCAAACGACTCAGTGAGTTGTAAATTATACACCCATTTAAATACATTTGCACTAAATGATGCATTTTGACCAACTGAAGTCAAATTAATTATTGTCGATCCTTGACTATATCCAATACCTCTATTAAGAATTTCAATATTGGTTACTCTACCAGCATTTTCGCCATCAACATCAATAGTTGCCCTTGCAATTGCACCAAAACCATCTCCCTGAATAGAAATTTCTGGAGCAGTGGTGTATCCTTGTCCTGCATTAATGATTGCAATTGAAATAATTCTTCCGTTACTTACAATTGCTTGGGCAACAGCGCCCTCACCCGAAGATAGTTTGATAGATGGATTTGATGTATATTCAGACCCAGCATTAGTGATGCTAACAGATTTAATTGGCCCTCTAACAGAGGCATCACCTGCAGCACCAGACCCACTACCACCAACAATAGAAATTTGGGGTTTTGACGTATATCCAGATCCACCATTATTAACAAGGATTTTAGAAACAACTCCTCTAGTAATGATAGCAGTTGCAGATGCGCCAGAACCACCACCGCCGACGATAGAAACAAGAGGAGAAGTCTTGTATCCACTACCACCAGATGTTACTTCAATCTCAGTGATAGATCCATCAACAACAACCTCAGCAGCTGCGCCAGATCCATACCCACCACTAAATGTTAGTTGTGGTGGAGAAGCTGCGTCATAATTTTCACCTTTATCTAAAATGCTAATAGATGTAATTTGTCCGTATGTCTTTGACTCTGTGGACTTGTAGGACCAAATCGATACACCATTGACCCAAGTGCCAATCGATCCAGAACTAATATTAGTTTTCGTAGAGATCGTTTGAGATTTTAAGGGGAAACGGTTTAGTTTTCTTTGGTTTCCAGGTAAGAGTGCAGATCCTAAAAATGGTCCAATATTATAGTTTGGAATTCCTGTAGAAGCAATATAAACGTAATCGGTATTAAAGAATGAATTTTGGATATTTGTTGTATATGGAGCAACTGCCTTGGATACAGCAGAATTTTGAGATTTACCTTTATTCAGGTCAACAGAAATTAAAATATTGCCTTGTGGTTCTACAACTGCAGATTGGGGAAGTCTATATTGGAAAACATTAGTAGTATCTCTTGAAGTTACTAAAAATGTGCCGTTATAAATGATTGGATTAGCACCGTAAACAGTAACTTGATCTCCAACTAAGAGTCCATGAGGTGCATTACATGTTACTGTTGCATATTCATCATTAACTCCACCAAAAGTGATTGATGCAACTTCAATTAATTTTTTAACATTATACAACCATGTTGTTAACTGAGGTAAATCAGAAGTGCCACCAAGTTTTGAGACAGTCAGTTTATCTCCAGGAAGATAATAAGATCCAGTATCAGTTAATGTTGTTTGCTGTGCATCAACAATACCAACGATATTCATTACAACTTCTTGAGTTGTACCAGCATTTAAATAAATTCTAAAATTAGAAACTACATCAGTTGCAGAATCCCATACTTGAGGATTTCCTGCAATTCCTCTTGTGCATTCAATAAACTGGTTTAGTGATTTTTCCTTATATCTTACAGTTTCTCCATTACCAATAACAAATTCACCGTTTCTTTCTGGCCATCCAATTGTAGAGTCAACAGTAATAATATCTGTTGTTTCTGTTAATGGTTCTGCGAGTTTTGTTTTATATGGAACAATAAATTTACCATTGATTGTTTCCTCAGATAAAACTAATTCAAAAATTTCAACATCAGATGTCTTGATAGAAATGAAGTTTTCTACAAGAGCACTAGCATTTTTAACATTAGAATCTGCAATATCTTCAAATTGTTGTACTAAAGCATCTTGAATATTATTTGGATCACCACTTACCAAAGTTGCCCTAAGAATTGTATTAATAGACCATGACGCTGCAGATGGTTTAATAATCTGATCTTTGGGATATGAAATAGATACAGTTTCACCATAAAGTAATTTGAAAAGATATTCAACACTAAATGATGTGCCTTTAGTAGAATAGAAGGTTTTAATATTTTTAATAGCATTTCTTACGTCAATGCTATTAAAATCTAATTGAGGTACATCTGGTAAAAACTGCTCAATATATTTGTCAAGCAGTCTCTTAACAAATAGAGCATCTAGACATTTTACAGAAGATTCTGTCTCATGTATGGCGGCAGTAGTATCGTTGGAAAATACTGCATTTCCTTCTTCAGTATAATCTACAATTCCACTAGCGGCGCGAGCACAACCTTCAAATCTGCACTTTTGATATCCAGATCCAGCCTTAATGATAGAAAATCCTGTGATTTCTCCAAGTCCGATTTCTACCGAAGCAGCTGCAGGTGGTGGTGATTGAATAACTACTTTTGGTGGAAATTCTGCGCTATATCCACTACCAAAGTTAGTTACATTGATATCTGTAATTTGACCATTAAAAATTGCTGCTGTTGCAGTTGCGCCAACACCACCAATGAAAACTCCCTGATCATTTACTCTATCATCAACAATATAAACTGATGGAACATCTTCATATCCAAGACCACCACTAAGCAATTCAACACTAGTTAATCTGCCGTCGCCATCAACAACAGCTTCAAGTACTTGAGCTTTTACTGGATTAATTACTGCAATTCTTGGTTGCGTTTCATATCCTTGACCAGGATTTAAAATGGTGACTGATTCCAATTCACCATTTGAGTTTAATACGCTCTGAAAAGTTGCTACAATGCCATTCTCGCCCGTAGGAGGGTCGATATAGATATCAGGAGGGGTAGTATATCCAGATCCAGCATTAGTGATTGTAATAGGTCCTGTGACCGATCCTGCAATAATTGTAGGTCTTGCTAATTCTGCTCCCCCAGGTTGTACAAACGTAATTCTTGGAGTAAACGTATAACCACTACCAGAATCAATAATTCTCAATCCAGATACTACACCATTACTTACAGTCGCTTCAATTTTAGCTGTTGTGCTTCCAGTCTTGGTTGGAGATTGAATTGAAACAAATGGTGGATTTGTGCTGCTGTATCCTCTTCCTCCAGATAGAAGAGAAATGTTTTTAATTCCATTTACCAGTGGTTTTACAGATGCATCCCGACCCGTTTCAGATTTAACAGTAATCTTAGGTGGATATTCAAATCTATAATCAGATCCAGTTTCAGAAACTTCGACTGAAGTAATTTGTCCAGTTTCAGAAACTCGGGAGAATCCAATAGCACCACTACCAAAACTAGGAATCGGTGCCTCAATTGAGAATAGTGATAATCGTCTTCCTGTTAATGGGGCAAAATTAAACGAAATTCTGTCTTCATCGAAAGAAAATTGTACCTTTGGTAATAATAATTCATTGTCATAGATAGCGATGACATATTCATCAACAATTGGAGTGTATGAAGATCCAGATCTAGTTACAGGAAAACTAGTTTTCCCTTCGCCAAAAGATCCAGAAATATCATCTAATGAATAAATCGTATTTTCAATAAATCCATTTAAAAATGTAATACTTGTTGAAATTGTATCGTCGGCAGGAAGTCTAGTTCTAGGAGGATTTGTAAATACAATATTACTACCACTGACGGTATAATCAACATTAGGAACCAACACCTCATTATAAACCTTGACGATAAGATGTTGTGCCGAAGGAGGAGAAACGGGACTGTCTTGAGAAGTAAGTGGAAATGTTGTGGTTTGACCGTCAAAAGACTCGATCAGTGAAGCAAGGGTGCTCCATTTTAATTGTACTTGATCATAAGAAATGCCTGGTCTAAGTGCAATACTTGGAGAAGGAATTGCCTTTTCATAGTAAATTACCTCATCACCAATTAAGATACTTCCATTGGTTTCAAGGAATTTATCAACGTTTTCTACAATAATTACATCATCAGTTGCAGAAATTTCTTCAACAACTTTTGTTGCACCACCTAAAATGTCAACATCAAGTCTATCGATGTTTAAGTATTCTAGAAATTGATTGAGAATATTTTGTCCTAGTCCTGTCTTCTCTTGAGACTTATAGTAATATTCTAGAAATTTAGGAAATAGTGGATAAGAATCCTGTACAAACTGAGGTGTTTGCTTTGTGACTGCTTGGGATACCTTATTAATAGACATTACTTTCTTCAGAAGCAGGAGATTGTTGTAAAGTCACCAGTATTAGCGATATCAGCGATATCAATTGTTGTTGGTACAACATTAAAGTCACCTGGCGTAAGACTATTTAGTGGAATATTTGGAGGAGGCGTTGTGCCAACTGGGACGATCGTAACTACAGGTGTAACAACTTCAATGACTGTTCCTGGTGTTGGATTACTAATTGTTGAAGCGTTTTCTGGAATAATTTGCACTGGAATTTGTAAATCTCCCAAATTGTCAATTGCAGTAAGACTATCATCAACAACACCACTATCAACTACTCCATCATTATCGGTATCAACACCACTTCCAGGAATAATCTCAAGATTATTGCCACCTGCGCCAATGATGTTTACTGGACCAAAACAAATTTCTCCAGTTTCATAGTTTACCGTGCCTGCAGAAGCATTAGTAATAACCTTTCTGTTTCCACTGTTATAGTAAGTAATCAATTTACCCTTTCCATCATCTTCAAATTGCTGATCTACTGTTGGTAGAGCTGCAGTTCTAAAGATTCCAGACTTGATAACTGGTTCTTTGCTACAATTTGGATCATTATTTCCAGGAGCACTATCATAGATTGGCGATCCAGTGGTAATGCAATATGTGTTTGTTTGAGCAGCAAATGGTCTAATGTATTTGATTAGAGTAATTTGAGAAGAAATATCAGAAATACATCTATTTGAAAGACTGATAGCTTTTTGGAATTTTGAAAGACTAAAACTACCACCAAAATTATTGATATTTGATGCTACTGCCCAATCATTAATTGACGATTGTACATCAGAAGAGATTTCAGAAACACTTCTACTGGAGCAAGCAGGATCATAGAAAACAAAAACTTTTGGATAAACATAGATTGAATCTGCATCAATAATTACTGGCTCAATCGATGCCATCGCATATGCTCTTAACTGATTAGAAAGATTTTTCTTAGTCGTATCATTTAAGTTTGATCCTGTTAGTGTTTTTATTGCGATATACACCTTTCCATATACAGGAGGACTTATCTGATCCCCACCATAAGCAACTACAGTTTTAGTATTTGAATAAATTTGTTTTACAATAGCTTCGTAGTCTGCAGCAGTCACCGCTCTATATTGTGCAGCATAATATCTCGGAGCATTAAATTTAATGGATTCGATGCTCTCTGCAGTTGCTCCAAATCTAGATTTCTCTGCTAAAGTCCAAGCAAAATCATTAGAGTTGTATAAAGTGCCATTACTATCAGATCCTCTACCAATCAAGGTAAACTGACTTACATCGTTTGCACTTGATCCCGATGTTACCAAATATTCTAGGGTAATTACCTCACCGTCTACTAGTTGTCTACCAATAGTCCCATCACCAAATACCAATTCATATTTTTTATCCTCTGTCTCAGATATAAAATAAATTCTGTCTGTTGGTAAAATTGATGTGATATTTTCTACTTTATTATAGATATCTGAAGTTGTACTAGATTCGTTTGGTCTTACCGTTACCTTTAAAGTTTCAATATCTGCATCAGATGTTGGAATTACATATCTCTGCTTAGCAAATGTATTGACAACATATGAATATGTAATTACATTGCCCTCGGTTAGTTTAAGACATCTCCAAGTAGCGATTCCTGTAGTCTGATTGACAGAAACGGTTTGTGGATCCAAAAGATTCCAAGTATAATTAGATCCTGTTGCCCATGGTCCCTTATTGAGGGTTGCATTGTTTGGCCATGCTCCAGCAACCTGCTCAGTCTGTAAGGTTAAATGGAAATATGCTTTTGCTGAGATAATTGATCTCGGCGTATAATTTAATAGTTTGGCAATATTGACTACATTATCTCTCAATGTAGCAGAATTCAAAAATACTTCATTCATAGACATGTTTGCCATGAATGATGAGTAGTATGTATTATATGCTAATACATCAATAAGATACGATAGTCCAGACCCTTCAAAATCGTAGTCAGAAAACTCAGTCCTCGTCCTTAGATAAGACCTAATCGAAGATTTAATATCTTCAAAATCTAGTGCTGTTAGATTATTTGGTTGCATTATGGTCTCTGTAATACGAATTGAATATTTTCAACAATTGGCAAACCAATAATTTGATATTCTAGACTCACACTAATTGCATTTTCTTCATAATCTGGAATACATCTAATACTGGTAACGATTACCCGTTTTTCATAGTTGCTGATTGTATTTAGGATTTCAGTTTGAATTGTATCAACTAAAAATGGATCCAGTTGCTCAAATAGCAATTGGGATACGGTAGATCCAAATTTTCCATTAAATAATTTTTCTCCTGGTCCTGTTAAAACAATATTTTTTACTGATTGCTTAATGGCATCATCATTTACCACTTTAGATATATCTTTTGTAAATGGGTTTCTTAAGAAACCCATAGACATATCTTGAAAACTTTTTGACTTTTTAAAGTCTTTACCAGTAATAGGTTTTAATGCCATCTTTCTACATAGTCGTCGAATCCATTCTTACCACCACACCATTTTGAAAGTCTATCCTTTGGAGGATTTTTTTTATTTGCTTTATTCAAATAAGCATCCGATCGTGGATCTGTAATTAATACAGTTGTGCCGAAATCGTTTTCCATCATTGAAGGTACATTATCTGGGACGGGATGATTTGCCATAACTCCAAAAATCTGTTAACCAGAACTTTTAGAGGGGTTGCTATCCCTAGAATCTATTTATGGCAATTTTAGCACATAAAAAGGGGAGACTTGCTCCCCTAGATTCAACCTTTACCTTGACCACGAAGCAATTTTCGGGATCCTCTCGGTTTTGAATTTGTACCTTGTCCTTGACGAGTACGTTTTGGAGGACTCTTAGTATAACCATTCTTAACGAGACCAACTTTAGCTTTAGCTGCCATAATTAAACTCCTACAAAAACATTGGGTGATCCTGTTGCAATTTTCGAGAGGCAGGGCGGACCAAGAGGATCTGCCACTCTACATAGTCGTCTTCCGTTTACAAATACCGATTTAGTAGTTGCCGTTGCCTTTCTGATATGGGCACCACCACCAGCAATGTCCTCTGCACACAAAACTGATGTTGGACATGGTATTGCTGCAGGAATTGGCTCACAACCAGTAAACTTAAGGAGTTGTGAGCAGGTTGCTGGATGATTTGTCAAAAGATCTTGATCTACAATAGGCATATTGCCACTGATAATAACGTTAGATATACCAGTCATGACCGCAAGTGGCACCTGAGGAAATGGTGGCCAAATACTAGACTTATTCATTGTAAGAAGGGATTTTGGTGGAGCTCCTACACATGGAGTACCACAGGGCACTACAGCATGAACAGTAGCAGGAATACAAATTCCATGTCCAGAATCAGATCCCATATAAAGGGCGGCGGGAAGACCTGCCATATTATACCTCCTTAGTTAAGCATTGTCAAAGGGATTGCCGTATGCCTCAACAGCAGCAGCATAAGTATCGGTGGATCTGGTCAAGTTGTGCCGAATAAGCATTGATCCAGACGCAGACCAGTTTTGACATCCAGGACCCAATAGGGGTGATATAGTATATGTATAAACATTAGTATAATCTACCTGCTGTGTGCCCCCCTGACCATCATCTTCATCAACAGACTCAGATGTACTGGTAGATGGGTAAGACGCCACTGCAGGAGGCGGACAGTCGTTAACTGGAGGGTTTCCTGAGAGGTCTTGCAGGTGAGTACAACCACTCTCCTGGACATTACAACCAATAGTCACGTTTAGTGTGATTTCCTTTCTAGGATCTGCTCGATATTGTTTAATTAAATATTTCGTATACGTTGACGACTTTGGCATATCTGCGAATCTACGTTGAGTAGTTTCGACATAATTTTCTTTGTATTTAATTGTATCTGGGACATTTTCCTGAGTCAGATTATCCAAAGCAGTATCAGTCGATTCATTGAGTGCATCAAGACCAGAGTCAATACTTGATTGTAAATCACCAATATTATTAACTGTGGGCAAGGTTACTTCAACTGGGTCAAGTTGTGATCTTAAAACATCAACCTCAGATTTTCTAAACAATCTTTGGGGTAAATCAATAACTCTATTTCTATTGTAATCTTGAAGGACTCTCGTATTAGTGCGAGGCACGTCTATAGTTTGCTCTTTAAATAACTCTTTATATTCGTTATTATGAGAAGAAGAATTTCTAATAGCATCAACTAATTCAGGAAAAGTCCCCGCATCAATAAGGTTTTTAAATGAATCGGTAAACTCGTCTTCGGATGCCCCAAAAGAAACTACAGTATCCTTAGTATAAATGTTAGAGATCCACATTTTTGGTGGATTATCTGCGCTATACCCAGACCCACCATCGATGATAGTCAGCGCAGTTAACACGCCACCAGTAAAAGTTGGCTCCAATACAGCAACCTTTCCGCTAGGATTGTTTGGATCCGTAACAGCAATATCAGGTGTTTTGCCCAAAAGATTCCAGTTTTCACCACCACTTACAATACTATAACCAGTAACAACGCCATTTGTTAGTGTAAGATTGACATCTGGTTGCACAAATATGTTATAAACGTCTGGAGATTCCTTATCCAAGTCATGTACGGTGTATTGTACGGATTTTTCAAAGAATTCAAAGTATCCGCCAAAGAAACAGCGGTCGGTAATTCCGTATCCTGCCTTAGCTGTAACTGTAGCACCACGGTCAGTAGTGTAGGAAGTGTCCTTTACAAAGTCATTTCCGTCACCATCAATGTACATAATCTGATATGAGAAGTTTGAAACATCCGTATGGAAGGTTTTAATAACAACATGTCCATTTAAAGTATCACCTTCTTCGATTAATCCCACTTGTGCATTGGGATCAAGCGCAGTAATAGGTGCAACAGCGACAATTTTTATGTCAATAGTGAGTGTTGTTTGAGTCTGATCGTTGTGAGTATGCAAATATGAGAGGGTAAAAGTGTCATTTACCGCATAATTTTGACCAGAATCCATCAATTCCATGAATTCCCACTCAGTTCCAACAAAAGTAACGGGATCTGTGTTGGAAAGAGCGGGTCTAATGGCACATTTTACTCGTAATCCCTGTGCATTTCCGCTTTCTAGAGCATTTCCTTCAAAAATTGCGAAGGTTTCAAACTGCTCTTCACCACTTTTCCATGGATTTTGCGATCTTACAACAGGGTTTCCGCTAAAACTGATAGGATCCCACGCTAATTCATCAATTGAATCACCAGAATCGTAAAAATTTACGGAAGTTACGCCATCAGGCACAACAGATGATAACGAATTGTAGGTAACTACAACTTTATTGCTGTTTGTACCAATACCAAAGATCAACGGATACGGACAATCGGGATCTCCAGTCTCATCAGGACCATTATAACTGTAATTGCAGTATGTTTCTACTGGTGTGCAACTAAAAGATGCACAAGGAACGCATTTTGTCTTGCTACTTTCTGTAGGTGTACCAGCAGGAGAGGTGCTAGTAGTAGTTACTGGGTCCCCAGTTTCAGGATCAATGCTAGTAGAGGACGTTGTAGTGGTCCCTGAGCGTGATTCTGTCTCGGTGACAAGATAATAACAAGGGGTGCCTGCATTACCACCATCAGGACCAACGTCATACAGGAATCCAAACCATGTATCACTGTCCATCTCCTGAAAACTCAACTCAGAAGGAATATAATCAAAGTATGATCTACCACAACCCAGATCTCTTACAGGTTTACCACAATTGGAAGCTTCATAATCAGAAGCACCAATCGGTGAAGTATAGTCTCTACCACCGTTATAAGTTGGTGGAAAGGGACTATAAAGGAGACTATCATACATTACAGCATTTCTAGGTAACTTCTCTAGACTATCTGGTCTTTCTACTGTAGGATAAACTTCTGCCGATACAGTAGCAGAATCAGAAGTGCCTGGCACTCGTGCATCACAATGGTCTACATTATTCCTAGACGCAGGGAAAAATAAATTATCTCCACAAGCACTACCGTCTGTATGACAGGACATTAGTCGTTATCTCCCAAAATGCTATCTTCTAGTTTTTTAATTTTAGCATAAATGTAGTCTAAATTTTCTTTTAGATTCAAATAATCCTCTGCACCAGGAGGTTTGTACAAGATTTTATCTGGTGTGGGAATAGTGACAACATAGTCCTCAACTTCCTTAATTCGATTACTGAGTGAAGTAATACATTCATTCAGTGTATCATGTGCCTTTGCGTTATCATCAATAGATTCTTTAATTGCTACAAAGTTATCATCAATATCTTGTAGAATAGGATTTTCTTCAAATTTCATTCTAAGTGTAAACGCGGTGGACTGTGGTTTTCGCTGTGGACGCGCCGAGGTTACTCCTCAACTTTCTTGAGAGTAAAACTCCCAGTGACATCATCAACCTCAAATTCTAACTCATCTCCAATAACCCATCCAAGATCCTCACAGACATCATCAGGAATTGGAAGGATTAACTCACCAAACTCATCCTCTTCGATAGTGATTGTGAATCTCTTGGACATATCTTATAACCTATTAATAATTTGTGGATTATCTGACGGATTATCTAGTTTCCACTCTTCCCATGCTGCTAAGACATCCTTAGCATCTTTTGTCAAACCAGCACTGGTACAATAGTCAGCACAGGCATAAATCCGAGGGTCCAGAAAACCTTCGTGGCGCAACATCACTTCAAGGCACCAAACACGGTCGTCTTGACGGTCTTGGCGAATCTTCCAATCCATAGTAAAAAACCTCTGAGGGGTAAATTTTTCTGGGAAATTTTTTTTTATATAGGCTGTGAGGGACCCTCCTTTGATATATCTCTCGCGCCTGGGTACCTTTGTAGGTTAGGGTAGTGGCCGTTTTTTATATTTAAGGGGGCTAATTTAACTGCCCAAAGTATACTTTTAAACTGTCGCTAAGTATAAAGAAAGGGGGAGACGATTAACT